TTTCTAACCTGACGTTTAGTATTGCTAATACAGCAGTCACAGCAGCTACTTATGGAAATGCTGGTCAGGTTCCTCAGATTGCAGTTAATGCCCAAGGTCAAATTACAAGCGCTTCTAACGTATCAATTAACGCTTCAAGTATTACATTAGGTACTTTAGACAACGCCAGAACCACAGCAGCTTCTGCTAATGGCGCATCAACTATCGTATCTCGTGATGCGACTGGTTCGTTTACTGCAAATACTATTACGGCAACAACTTCTAACGCTACAACATTCAACGGCACGACTGGTAACTTCACAGACATTACTGGTAATGCAGTAGCTTTAACGGCTATCAATGCCTCAAACATTACTAGCGGAACTATAGCTAACGCCCGTACTACGGGTAGCACATCAAACAGCGCAAGCACAATAGTCTTACGTGATGCTACTGGTAACTTTGGCGCTAATACTATTTCTGGTGCTTTTAGTGGTGACGGTTCAGCAATTAATGCAATCAACGCATCCAACATCTCGTCTGGCACGATTGCCAATTCTCGTACTACAGCGGCTTCTGCTAATGGTGCAAGCACTATAGTATTGCGTGATGCTTCGGGAGATTTTGAAGTTGATGGTATTACAGCCAACTGGCTTACAGGTAATGGTGCAAACATATCCGCTATTAACGCTTCAAACGTAACTTCAGGGACTGTTGCAAATGCAAGAACGACTGCTGCTACTGCTAATGGCGCTTCTACTATTGTGCTTCGTGGAGCATCTGGTGAGTTCGCTGCTGGGGCAATAACAGGCTCATTCTTTATTGGTGACGGATCTAACGTATCTGCCATCAATGCCTCAAACGTTTCAACTGGAACCATAGGTAATGCCAGGACAACAGCAGCTTCCGCTAACGGAGCCTCAACTATTGTTGCTCGTGATGCTAATGGTTCGTTTACTGCCAACGTAGGTACATTTACTACTGTTGCTGGTACATTAAGCACTGCTTCTCAAACTAACATTACTGCTACTGGAACATTAACTAACCTACAAGCTACATCGTTTGGTTGTGGTACAGCAGCGTCTGGTACGGCTGGTGAGATTCGTGCAACTAATAACGTTACTGCGTACTACTCTTCAGACGAGCGCTTAAAAGACAACGTACAAGTTATTGCAAATGCGCTTGCTAAAGTTCTTCAAATTCGTGGTGTTGAGTTTGACTGGAATAATTTGGATGAACCAGAAGACGGTTACTTTGTTCGTAAACACGATATTGGTGTGATTGCCCAGGAGATTGAAAAAGTGCTTCCAGAAGTGGTTGGCACTAGAGAAGACGGTATGAAAGCAGTTAAATACGACCGAATTATTCCGTTGCTCATTGAGGCTATTAAGGAGTTGAAGGCCGAAGTAGATGTTCTGAAAGGTAAGTAATGACCTTTGGCTTCTCGCCCTATGCTGGTGCCCCGTTTGCTGATACAGGTGAAGCAACGATTGGTATTTCAGTACAACTTACTGGGGTATATGCCGTAGGTCAGGTTGGCACGGTTGATATAAGTCTTGGTTGTACAGTTAATTTAACAGGTGTAAATGCTGTTGGGCAAACAGGCACTGTAACAATTGTAGCCGCCGGCAGTGTTGTACCAACAGGTGCTACTGCTATAGGCGTGGTTGGTAACGTTTCAGTAGTTGAGAGCGTTACGCTTGTATTAACAGGTGTTTCTTCTATAGTTAGACTTGGAAACGTAACACCCACAGCAGGGGCAGATGTTAACATAACAGGTGTTTATGCAGTTGGTCGAATTGGTACTGTAGGCACTCAATCTGGAGCATCAGTTGATTTGACTGGTGTTATGGCTGTTGATAAGATGAAGCGTGTTAACGTTTGGGGTTTAGTCCTAACACCTTAAGGATAAATTATGGCAAGTACATATTCACCAAGTTTAAAACTAACCCTGATAGGGGATGGTGACCAAGCGGGTCTTTGGGGGCAAACTACCAATACAAACCTAGGTACGTTGCTTGAGCAAGCTATTACTGGTGTTACTTCAATCACAATGTTTGATGCTAATTACACCTTAACTAGCTTTAACGGAGTATCAGACGAGGCTAGAAATGCGGTTTTGGTAGTTACTGGCACTAATAATGCCGTAAGAGACCTAATTCCACCGGTTCAAGAAAAGCTTTACACCATTGTTAACAACACAACGGGTGGGTACGCAATCCGTGTAATTGGTGCAACAGGTACTGGCGTAAATATTCCTAACGGCGCTACCTGCCTTGTCTATTGTGACGGTACTAATTTTGTAAACGGGTTGTCTGGTTCAGTTGGAAACTTTACTGTTAATGGTATTTTAAGTGCCACAACTGGGGCTTTTACTAATGTGTCTGGTAATGGTGTAGCCTTAACCGCTATCAATGCTTCAAATGTTACTTCAGGAACTTTAGTTAATGCCCGTACAACGGCATCTAGTTCAAACGGAGCAAGTACAATTGTTCTTAGAGATACAAATGGGTCTTTTGCTGGTAACGTAGTTACAGGAGGTTCTTTTTCTACCACTAATTTTACAATTACTGAATCTGGTGGAGTATTGCAAATTAAATATCAAGGAACTACTGTTATGTCTATTGACTCTACAGGTAATTTAACTTCTGCAACAAATATCACCGCTTACGGTACTCCATAAGGATATATAGCTATGACAATGGTATCTTCTGGACCAATATCACTCGGAGGTAATGCTACCACTGGTGGATTAAATCAGTCCGTAAATATTGAGTTAGGTCGTTCAGCAACCGCAAGTATTAATATGAACGAATCTGCTGTACGCACTTTATTTGGTGTGTCTAGCGGTGCTATTAGTATGAGTAATGGTTATGGTAAGGCTAATGAATTTGCTTTTAATATTTCTTCAAATCAAGTTAATGCAAATTTAAGGTCATTAGCTATTAATGCGGGCTGGGATCAATCTACTAAATTAGCTGCTACTATAACTGGTGGAGTTTATGTGTATTCAAACGGTACAGGAACTCCTGCTTTAACTGTTAATGGTTCATTCCCCAATGGCGTAACACTCGTTAACAACGGGTATATTCTTGGAATGGGTGGTAACGGTGGTACCGGTTGCCCTGTTGGTTTTACTAGCGCCAGCCCCGGCAATTCCGGTGGTATAGGATTATCTGTTTCATCGGCAATAACTATTAATAATGCTTCCGGTGTTATTGGTGGCGGAGGTGGTGGAGGTGGCGGTGGTGGGTCTTATAACGAGGGTGGCGTTGGTAAAAGTGGACCTTTCATCCAATATGGTTGGACAGGTGGCGGTGGCGGCGGAGGCCAAACAGGTCTTTCAAATAGTTCAGGCGGGGGCGTAGGTGGCGGTAATTTTTATCAAAGAAGTAGAGACCCTCAACCAGGTAGCGACGGAACTGTAAGCGGAGCTGGAAGCGGAGGTATTGGAGGTGCAGCGCCCAATTCTGGGTTCTTTGCAGGGGCAGGCGGTAATGGCGGTGGCTGGGGTTCAAATGGGTCAAGTGGTAGTGGAGGTAGAGGAGGCTCCTTTTATAATGGGCCCCCAGGAGCAGGCGGCAGTGCTGGAAACGCAGTTACTGGTAATGGTAATATTACTTGGACTAATACTGGAACCCGTTATGGTGGTATCTCTTAAATTTAATAGGTGTGCAAAAAATGATAAGCTATCAAATAACAAGTTTTAACCCAAGTTTTGGGAATATTTCTGTTCTATTCAAAAAAGATGATGTAGTTATCGCTTCATATAATGTAGATGTTCCACTTACCGATGCTGGTTTGTTTATTACTGGCGAAGAACTAAATAATTATTTGCTTGGAATGTTTCCGCAGCATGTTATAGATAGGAAAAACAAACTTGAAGCAGGTATTCCAAATGCTGCAGATATTGCAAGTTTAGTAGTACCGCTTGAAGAAGTAGAACAGACTATAGTACCTACAGAGTTATCTGATCAAGAAAAAATGTGGATAGAACTTGAAAATGAAAAACGTGTTGCTAAAGTATTAGTTAAATTTGGTTTACTAGCTACAGATCCAACTGAGATACTAACAGCAACTTTGTAATGCGTTTGGAAATAACCCCTAATTTTATAACTCAAGAAGAATGTGCTTTGCTAAATGCTTGGGCTTATGAAGGTGTTGTTAAAAAATGGCTAGATGTTGGTATATCTAGTGGTAAATTAACTAATAAAAGACTAACGTCAAGATTGTATGGGGACAGGTTTGAATACCCAAAAGAAGTAATTGAGTTGTCTACTAAAATTCGTAGTTTTGTTGGCATTAGCGGTTACTCAATCATTAAAGAACATGGAAATAGCGGCGTTGTAGTTAGTTTTAGCAAACCTGGCTCAGATGTTTACAAACATAAAGATCCCAAAGAAGCAGGGCTTTCTGCATTGCGCTGCAACATTATTACCCAAGCTGCCGATGAGGGCGCTGAATTATTTGTTGATAAAAATAAAATAGACATAAAAGCAGGCGACTTACATTGTTATTTAGCATCTGATTTTGAACACTACGTTACAGAGGTTAAGGGTGATACGCCCAGAATACTGTGGATGTTTGGTGCTTATGTACCCCAAGAAGACTGGGAAAATGGAGTAATAAAATATGGCTTATCCTGAAACTAGAATAACTTGCGCTACTAATTTATGGCTTAGACAAATGCGTTTTGTTAAAGCCGGAGATGCCAATGAAGGGCATACTCACAATTATGACCATATGACTTTATTGGCTACAGGTAGTGTGGCAGTTCATGTTGACGGGAAAACAACTAATTTTGTTGCTCCCCAAATGATTTTTATTAAAGCAGGGAAAAGCCACTACATAGAGGCTTTAGAAGATAACACTGTTGCTTATTGTGTGCATGCTTTACGAGATAAAGATACTGAAGAGATACTAGACCCAAGCCAAATACCTGAAGGTATTGATGCTTTTAGAACTAATTTAGCCAGACCTTTGTAAGGATTAATATGATTAAAACCATCCAAGATTCAATAGAAAACGGTGAGTTTAAGCCTCGCCACACCATTGAAATTTATTGTCCTAGCTGTGGATATGACGTTAGCGAAACTGAGCTAGCTGCCAAGATGTGCAGTGATTGTGGGCATAGCCTAGCCGAACCAGAGCAACACGTCTCTATAGTGGTAGCCAATATGTCATTTGGTGGTTCAACACTCTGAGGCAAAGAACAGTGGTATATGTCAGACGAACTGGGGTTATCGGTTGGTGCCAAGGGCATTAGCGAGGGGATAAAGACTGGGCGAGAAGCTGGGCGTGAGATTGGCAAGAACATCGAGGATGTTCAGAAAGAAGCGGTAGATTTAGCAAAGCAACGAGCGAATGACAAAATTCGTGAGCGCAGAGAAGCAGAGTTAAGGAAAGAGCGGGCAATATTCAAAGCCCTAGAAGAATATAAGCATCGGAAGAAGATTTCCGATGAGGAATACAAGTTACGCATCGACTTTATTAAGAAGTACGGCACTAAGGAATGGGATAAATTAATACAGATTAAGGCCGAGATTGAGAAGTTAGAAAAGGATGACCGCAAGTATTTTGATGCGGAGTTGGCAAAGGTTAAATGGGTGCAGTTCTGGTGTTTTATGGTAGCTGCATGGATTGCTTATTACATGGTATGGGGTAGTAAAAAATAATGATTTGGCAATTTTATCTTGATAAAACAGAAAATTGGGCCTATGTAGATAATCTATTTACACCTGAAGAGTGTGCTCAAATAATTGCTATTGGCAACTCTAAATTGGAAAAGGCAAAAGTTATTGGTGGCGAAGCTAAAAAAGACATTCGTGAGAGCCAAATTTCATGGTTGTCTCCAAATGACCTTGAATTTGCATTTCGTCGTGTAACTGATACTGTTCTTAATCTCAACAGCCAGTTTTTTCAGTTTGACTTGTTTGGCATGGCGGAAGGTTTTCAGTTCACCCGTTACGACGCCCCAACTGGTCATTATGGGCTACATATTGATAAGATGCTCAACAGCACAGTTCGCAAATTGTCTATGACAATTCAACTATCTTCGCCTGAAGATTACGAGGGTGGTGAGTTGGCTTTGCAACTTGACAAAGAAGCTGACATTATGTCAAAAGAATTAGGCAAAATGATTGTTTTTCCGAGTTATGTATTACATGAAGTGCGCCCTGTAACCAAAGGAACTCGATACAGCCTTGTTGCTTGGATTACTGGCAAACCGTTTAAATAAAAGAAAGGGCTAAAAAATGATTACCCTATTTACTACCCTTATATCTTTCCTGTCAGGCGGACTACCTAGCCTACTGGGGTTTTTTCAAGACAAGTCCGACAAGAAGCATGAGATGGAAATGGCTCGTTTGCAAACCGAACGGGAACTCCAAATGGCAGAGCGTGGCTTTGCAGCCCAAGCCCATGTAGAAGAGATTAAAACCCAGCAGATAGAGATGCAGACCCAAGCCCAAGAAAGGGCGTCTCTGTATGCTCACGACATCGAGATTGGTAAGGGTGCGTCTCAATGGGTTACAAATGCACGTGCTATGGTTAGACCAGCCATTACCTACGGAATGTTCTTGATGTTTATGTTTGTTGAGATCTTTGGGTTCTGGTTTGCCTACCATCGGGAAGTGTCGTTTGACGTAGCCCTAAACCTACTATGGGACGACGAGACACAGATTATCTGGGCAAGTATTGTTTCTTTCTGGTTCGGCACACAGGCATTTAAGAAGTGAAAGTAAGCGATAAAGCTATCAAAATGATTAAGCACCATGAAGGTGTTCGCCAGCGTCCCTACCGCTGTCCCGCTAAATTGTGGACGATTGGAGTTGGGCATGTGCTCTACCCAAGACAAGGTGCTTTAAAAATTGATGAGCGAGATAGTACCCCACTGGAATACAAAGATGATCGTACCTTTTCTATGGAGGAAGTAGATGACATTCTTAGAGACGATCTTAATCGCTTTGAACGAGGTGTTGAACGCTTCTGTCCTGTCAAGCTCACTCAAGGTCAGTTCGATGCTCTTGTATCTTTTAGCTTTAATGTTGGTCTGGGAACACTACAGCGCAGCACCCTCCGTCAGAAGGTTATTCGGGGCGATATGGAAGAAGCGGCAGAAGAGTTCTTGAAATATACGTTGGCTGGGGGTAAAGTACTGAAAGGCTTGGTAACTCGTAGAAACGACGAACGAGCATTGTTCTTATCTTAGGGTAAACCCGTATGCCATTACAAAAATTACAGTTCCGCCCAGGTCTTAACCGAGAAGGTACAGATTACTCCAACGAAGGCGGTTGGTACGATGCCGACAAAGTGCGTTTTCGCTCTGGATTTCCTGAAAAGATTGGTGGCTGGAGCCGCATGGCTAATGCTCAGTTTTTGGGTCTTGCTCGGTCTTTATGGAATTGGGTTACGTTAGCAGGTGCTAATTATTTGGGTGTTGGCACAAACCTTAAATACTATGTTGAGCAAGGCGGTACGTACAACGATATTACCCCCGTTGTTTTTACATCTAGCCCAGCGTTAAATAATTGCTTTGTGGTAACTAGCGGGTCAAATTTAGTAACTGTAATAGATGGACAATATAGTCCAAGTATTGGCGACTATGTAACCTTTTCGGGTGCCAATACAGTAACGGGAACAAACGTAACAAATACAATCCTTAATCAAGAATACGCAGTAACATCTATAGTTAATACATCAGCCTATAGAATTACTGTGTCTGTAACAGCTAATGCCACGGCTAATGGGGGTGGGAATACAGTTATAGCCGCTTATCAACAACCTACTGGTTTAAATACATATACTTTAGGTACTGGGTGGGGTGCAGGTCCTTGGCCTGTTACGGGGGCAACTTCTACACTAACTAACCCTTTTACTACAACCAACGGCAGTAATGTGGTTACAGTAACCCAAACAGCACATAACTTATCTAATGGGTATGCGGTTATTTTTGCTAATGCTACGGCTACAGGCGGCATATCTGCCCCTTTATTAAATACTTTGTTTTATGTAACTACCGTTAACGCTAATGCATACACCATTACTGTTCAGGCTAACGCAACGTCTAACGTAGCTGGGGGTGGGGGTAACGTTATTGCCTATACTCAGACAGGAACTCGTGGTTGGGGCACTGCAGCTACCGTTGGTATTGGTCAGCAGTTGCGTCTTTGGACTAACGATAACTATGGACAGGATCTGTTTATTGCTCCTCGTGGGGGCGCTGTTTTTTACTGGATTCCAGTTGGAAGCATTTACCCAAATGCAACTGCTGGGGGATTTGGAACTAGAGCACAACGCCTTTCTACTCAATCTACCGCTGCTGGGTATGATGGTACAAGGGTTCCAACCGCTACCTTTCAAGTTTTAGCTTCAGCTATTCAGCGTTTTATTATTTGCATGGGCGCTAACCCATACGATCCAACAACAGCCTCTACAACCTTTGACCCAATGTTGGTGCGTTGGTCTGACCAAGAAAATCCCTATGAGTGGGTACCAGCAGTTACAAACCAGTCGGGCGAATTTAGGTTGTCTAACGGCTCATTTATTATGGGCGCCCGTGCAACCCGCCAAGAGATCTTGGTGTGGACAGATGCTGCTATTTATTCTATGCAGTACCTAGGACCTCCTTATGTTTGGGGCTTCCAGATCCTCATGGACAACATCTCAATTATGTCGCCAAACGCTATGCTTACAATTAATAACGTAACGTATTGGATGGGTGTTGATAAGTTCTACATGTACTCAGGTCGTGTTGAAACCCTACCTTGTTCGCTCTGGCAATACATTTTTGACGATATTAATAGAGAACAAGCCTTCCAAGTGTTCTGTGGCGGTAACGAAGGGTATAACGAGATTTGGTGGTTCTACTGCTCAAACGGAAGTAACGTAATAAATAAATACATTATTTACAACTACTTAGAGCGTACTTGGGCATACGGCACAATGGCTCGTACGGCTTGGTTAGACTCTGGTTTGCGCCAATACCCAATGGCTGCTGACTACAACAGTAGGATGCTATTCCACGAATCTGCGGTAGATGACGTATCGGGCACAACCCCTGTACCAATTAATGCTTATGTACAGTCTTCTGACTTTGATATTGGTGACGGGCATAACTTTGGGTTTGTTTGGCGTATCCTGCCTGACGTAAACTTTAATGGCTCTAACGTCAATAACCCCTACGTCACCATGAGGGTTAAACCTCGTCAAAACTCAGGAACGCCTTATGGCACGGCAGATAACCCGGAGGTAATTAGTGGAGATAACTTTGCTACTGCCCCTGTTTATAACATCCAAGAGTTTACTGGGCAGGTCTATACCCGCCTAAGAGGGCGCCAGCTTGCCTTTAGGATTGAGTCAGATTCTTTGGGGGTATCGTGGCAGCTAGGTAGCCCACGGATTGATATTAGGAATGACGGGCGTAGGTAATGGCAATTAACCCCCAAATTAAGACCCTAGATCTTAGACCGCCAAAAGCGCCTAACCTACCCATTGCGCCAATAGAGTACCGCCAGCTTTATCAAGATCAACTGCTAAATGCCCTGCGTCTGTACTTTAACCAGATTGATAACTTTGCTCAGCCTTTCTCATCCAATACGGGTGGGGCGTTTTTAAAGTTTCCAAACGGTGCTTTTCACCAAGACGGGTATACGACTTTAACTAATGCTATACCCAACTCAAGTTCAACTGCAACTATCGTGGTCGGTTCTACCGCTGGGTTTGCCTCTGCTGGCACTATTCTTATTGGACAAGAGTTAATTCGATATACAGGCAAAACAGCTACTACTTTTACTGGTATTACTCGGTCTGTATATGGGTCTAGCGGGTCTTCGCATGCTGCGGGGGTTTATGTATCAGAAGCTCAGGCGGTACCGTCTGCAACCACAGCTTTAGCTATTCCGTTTGATACGACAGATGCTAGCAATCAGGTAGCCCTAGATCCCCTTGATAACACCAAAGTTGTCTTTACTACGGCTGGTTATTACAACATCCAGTTTAGCATTCAGCTTATAAACGCCACTAGTTCAATAGATAACGTAACCCTTTGGTTTAGGAAGAACACGGTTGACATACCTTTTACTGGTGGAGTTGTGTCGATTCCATCAAAACACGCTGGTGGTATAGGTGCTGCAATTATCTCTTGGAACTTAATTGTGGCTGTAACTGCTGGGGATAATATTCAATTAATGATGGCTTCAGATTCTGGAAATACGGTAGCTGGCACTTATCCACCCGGAACAGCCCCTGTGCACCCAGCTTCTCCGTCTGTAATTCTTACCGCAACGTTTGTTTCGGCGCTATATTAATGATAAACTTCAATCAATTCAACCCCGTGAGGCCTATATGGGTTTACACCGCACAGCACACTATCTAAAAACAAAAGGTAGAAACGGCGACACTGAGCTC